TTAAATCTATAATAATATCTTCAGAATTATTAGAAGACAAATAAGAATATTTTGATATAGTATCATTTGCATTTGCATTTACATTAGCAATTGCATTAATTGCATTTGCACTATTAGCATTAACATTAGCATTTGCATTCGCATTCACATTTGCATTTGTATTTGAATTAGTGTTAGCATTAGCATTATTAACTAAGTCATTAGTATGATATTTTTCAACATCATTATTCATATTATTAATGTTATATTTTTCATGTGTATTATATTTATCAAGTAACTTACTATATGCTTCATTAATTTTATTAAATTGCTCAGGATCGCAAATCTTATTTTTATCCGGATGAAACTTTATAGATAGTTGTCTATATGCTTTTTTAATATCATTTATATTTGCATTTTTTGATAAATTTAGTATATTATAATAGTTATCATAATTCATATTATATTAAATTATAATAACTTATTACTTAAATTATTATATAATAACTTATAATAACTTATTATAACTTAAATTATTATAGCTATTATACTATAATAATTTAATAATATGAACAATTTATTAATATATAAATATAAACCCCAAACTATAGACGATTTGTTATTAAGTAATAACAATAAATACTTATTAAATAAATATTTAGAAAATAGCTATTTTAATCTAATTTTAGAAGGTGAATCTGGATGTGGTAAATCAAGTTTAATTAATATAGTAATAAAACATTATTACAATAATAATGTTAGTGTAATAAATAACCATGTATGTTATATTAGTTTATTGAGAGATCAAGGCATTAATTTTTATAAAAATGAAGTAAAAATATTTATAAATAATTGCATAAATAATAGTTATAAAAAAATAATAGTAATTGAAGATGTTGAAATGTTTTCAGACGTAATACAACAATATTTTTATGAATTAGTAAAAAATTACAAAAATACAATATATTTTATATTATCTACTTCAAATATTTTAAAAATAAACAGTAATTTTTCTTATTTATTAGATATAATAAAATTTGAATCAATAAATCATGACTATTTATTAAATATATTAAACACAATAATTAGTAAAGAAAATATTAATATTGATATTAATATAAAAAAATATATAATTAATTTATCAAATAACTCAATAAATAATTTAATAAATAATATTGAAAAAATAAAATTATTATATAATAATTTTGAATCATTAAATGATGTTAAAGAATTAGATATTGAATCAAATATAATTATAAATTATTATGATGAATTAATAAATCATTGTATAAATAATAATAAAAAAGAAGCAGTAAATTTTGTGTTAAATTTAATACATAAAGGACATTCAATAATTGATATTTTAGAAAATTTTTTATATTATGTAAAAAATAACAATTTAAATATTACAGAAGAAAAGAAATATTTAATAATCAAATACATAATAAATTATATAAATAATCATTTTACTATTGAAGAAGATAATATTGAAATAATTTTTTTTGTAAATCACATATATAACATATTAGCAAAGAACTAAATTCTTATTATATATATAATGAGTAATGCATTTTTAAATGATATATCTTTAAATCCTATAAAAGAGTATGTAAATAATTTTTTACATATTTACTGCATAAAAGATGGAAATTATTTATATATAAATAAGGAAATATATAAAAAATACGAAATTAATAATAAAGTACAAGAATTCATAAATTACATAAAGCAATTCTATAAAACTTCAAAAAAATATTTTACTGAGCGTCCAATAAATTTTAATAATTTTATAAGCATATTGCGACATATTTGTAAATTATTAGATATAATATATTATAAAAAAATTATTTACAATAATAATTCATACTACATAGTATATTATATAGAAAATAATATAGAACATACTATAGAAGATAATATAGAACATAATAATTTATGAACTAATTCTACGTGTTTCAATTCTTGTAGAGGTTAAATAAATAGAATTTTCAGTGCATATTATATATACTTCATCCATTTTATATATTTTAACAATAGGACTTGTATATTCTTCTTCATTTTTAACTAGTAATTTTTCTTTATTTTCTTTAACACCTATTAAAACTTTTTTTTCAAGAGAATCTGTCCAATAATCTAACATAATAGGTTTATCTTCTGTGATGGATATTTTAGCTATTTGATTCCATATACTAGAAGGAGGCAATACTAATTTATCATTATCACTACTCATTTTATATAAATGTATTTGTTAAAAACTTTAAATTGTTTTTTTGGTATTATATATATAATGAAATATATATAATATGGAATATATAGAAAATTATGAAGAATTTTTTAAACTGCTAAAAAATTATACAAATGTGTTCTATAAAAATATGCTAACAAAGTATTTAAATAATCCAAATTATTTAGAGATGCTATATGTAAAAGGTTTGTTTTTATTAAAAAATATTTTTATTTTGTTATTTTTTTATTGTGAAAATATTAATAAAGTACTATTAACATCAGAAAAAGCATACATATATTATATAGAATTTTTGATACAAATAAATTTAAATGCAATGAATTTGGAATTAACTTTTAGAGATGCTGTATTATTTACTTATAAAAAAACATTATTATCTTATAAGAAGCAAAATAATACTAACACAATAAAAGAAAAAATAAATAAAGACTTGGATACTAATTTAAATATTTTATGTAATATATTTTATTTGATTGATAATAGAAATTTTATAGAATATGATGAATCAATAGATAATAGCATCAATGACTACATAAATGCATTTGTAATAACAAAAATAAATAATATTAAACAATTAGAAAAAAAAGTAAAACATTATTTAATAACTAACATTAATTTATCAGAACTCAATAATATTTTATTAAGTTTGAGAGATAGTGTTGAAAAAAAAATCATAATAAACCTAAACAACAAATTAACCAACAAATCAAACAACAAATTAAATGACAAATTAAATGACAAATTAAACAACAAAATATACTATTTGCTTGACAATTATAAAGCAAATAATTTATTAACTAATATTACAAGTTTTGATGAATAATAATTACTCAATATATACAAATTTTTTTTTCATTTTTTTGCTATGCAATTCCTTAACTTTTGATCCTTCATTAAATATATTTTCATATTCACACGATAATATATTTTTAATATATTCATACACAACATTTAATGTTTCTTCGTTACATTTTCCAACAATTAAAATACTTCCTGTTCTAAATATCATATATGAAATTTTTGTAGCATTATTATTACAATAATAAATACATCTAATTCCCGGATAAGAGCAAGGATCATAAATTGCATTAATATTATATTTATTCCTTAAAATAGAGTATAATATTTCTCTGTTAATGTAAAATCCACAATTAAAATTTGAGTTTATTAAAACATCCTCAGTATCTTTATAATTACAACTAATATTAGGATCAACATATTTATTTAATATTAATAATAGATTATTAATAATAATGTTTAATTGGTCATCATTTTGAATACCTGGAATCTCAATTTTGCCAGTATTAAATATTTTAATATGCATTTCTTTAAAAGAACCATCAATATTTATTCTTAATGATAATACAAAACAATTATAAAAAGCACTCTTTTCTTTATTTCGTGCATATAATAAATCTTTTTTACATAATCCAATACTAATTTTTCTTACATGTTTAAATCTATTACTTGTATCAATATGATTTATAATTTTATTATGAACATTAGTAGTATTATCTAGTTTTAACAACATTTTTTCATAATCTGCTTTAACATCAAAAGATAGCTTAATTTGTTTTTTAACAATACCAATTTTTTGTTCATTATAATCTGTTATTGGTAAAATCCAAAAAGTTTCAAAAATATCTATGCTCGTATTTAGAAACAATATTTTTGTCTTGGTTGATATATATATACTAGAGCAATTTTTCTGGAAATTTTTCTCAGGAATAACTTTTTGCAAATTGCTACTATTACTAATACTATTGCTATTACTATTTAATTCACCATTACTATTAACTAACAATGTATCTATATTAGTTAAATCAATATTTATATCATTATTGTTATTATTTGCAAAATTACTATTGTTATTATTTTCTAGAAAATGCAACCATTCATTTTCAATAGCAAAATTCATATTTATAATAGTTTAAATTAATTAATAATAATTTCAATTATTATTTTAAATAATTTTCATAGAGTTAATTCTTGCTAGAGTTAATTCTTGATTAGATTGTATAAATTATACAATATAATATTTTTATCATTTAATTTGTTATAATTATAGACATAAAATTCTAAACTATTTATTTTATCATCACTAATAGTATGTATATTATTTTTTAATATATTATAAATATACATTTTTATAAACTCGATGTAATTAAATTTATATTTTTTCTCCATTGTTAAAAAATTTTTTTTAAAAATATCATAATCTGCTTGTAAATTTATAGAATATAACTTTTCATATACACTAGAATTAATAAAATATATAATATTATTATTATTATTTAATTGTAAGAAATTAATCATGGCCCGTATATCATTTTTAAATAAATATATAATATGATATAAATAATCTTTTGACACAGTTAATTTTTCATTAATACAAATATTAGATAAAAAAGTATGTATTTCTTCAAACGGTATGTTATTAAATTTTAATTTACAAAAATAACTTTGAAGATTATTATCTATTTTTGTAATATAATTACAAATTAAACAATATCTCACATTATAATTGCTATAATATTCTATTAAATATTTTAAAGCTAATTGTGCAGATTTTGTCATATAATCAACTTCATCTAAAATAATAAACTTAGGACCTTCAAAAAAAAGATTATCGCTTACAACAAATGTATATAAGTTATTTCTAATTATTTCAATTCCTCTCTCATGAGAGGCATTTAAATGGACTATCTGTTTTTTATTATCTTCATAATATTTATTTAAATAACTATTTATTAAATTTATAACTGTTGTAGTTTTACCAGTTCCAGGAGGACCATATAAAAGCAAATTAGGAAAGTAATTTTTATCAATAATATTATTTATCAATAATTTGTTGTAATTACTAAGAATAATTTTTTCTAAATTATTTGGACGATATTTTTCATTCCAATTAATACTACTATTCATAATAAATTACTAAAATTCTAATATTAAGTATTAATAATTTATATTGTTTAAATAATAAATTAAAACAATATAAATTATAAGTAATTTATTTAAAATAATATGGTTCCTAAAAAAAAAGGGAGAAAACCGAAGTCTTACCACGAAAATTTAAAACTCTTAGAACTATCAAAAAATTTATTAGACTTATCAAATAACAATTATAATAGTTTAACAATCAATATGCCTGCAAGTACTATTGAAAATACTATTGAAAATAATAGCGAAATACCTATAGATATATGTAAAAATATTATTCATAAAAAAAGAGGTAGAAAACCGAAAGGAGGAAAGATCATAGAACAAAAAAAAATAGTAATTGAATTAAACCAAAAACCGAATATTATTTTACATTTAAATTGTAAATTACGAGATATTATTATAGGTGAACTAAATTACTCACCTATTGTATATAATATAAAAGACTTTGATAACATAATTAATAATTATGATTACATAGAAAATAATGAACATAGTTTAAATAATGAAGATAGTTTAAATAATGAACCATCATTAACTAATGAACCAACTTTAAACAACGAACCTTGTTTACATAATGAAGAAAATGCGTTTGATAAAAAAATTAATACTAATGAAAAACTTTTATATAATAAAATAATATCCAAAAAATTAGAAGATTTATCAAAGCAATTAAAAAGCAATAATGTTAACAAAAAAGGGGCGTGTTTCTGGTGCACTTATTGTTTTGATAATGATTCAATAATGATTCCTAAATATGAAATGAAAAATACCTATTATTGCTATGGTAATTTTTGCAGTCCAGAATGTGCATGTTCGTATTTAATGAACGAAAATATAGAATCATCACAAAAATTTGAGAGATATTATTTATTAAATATTATATACAGTAAAATTTATAATTATGAAAAAAATATTAAATTAGCACCATCACCTTTTTATACATTAGATAAATTTTACGGAAATCTAAATATTCAAGAATACAGAAAACTATTAAAACACGAACGATTACTACTAATAGTTGAAAAACCCCTATCTAAATTACTGCCTGAATTATATGATGAAAATGAAGATTATATATTAAATAATAAATCTGTTAATAATAAATTATATAAAATAAATGTAAAGTAATTATGTTTTTAACACTTAATAAATATTTAATAAAAATTGATTTAAAATATTTATTAAACTTATTTAAAATATAAATCATTAAATTTTATAATATGGACAGTGACTTAGTTCAATTAATTAATAAGTTATCTTATGACTTAACAAATTCATTAAAAACTAACTTAACTATTTTTGTAGAAAAAAATAAAGTAAATAATGAATTGCTACAAAACTTAAAATTTTTGCTATTTAAGTTACCTGAATACGTTGAATTAAATGAAAAATATATTAAACTTGTAAGCGATTATGATGAATTAGCAAAAAAATACGATTTATTAAAAGAAAATAAAGATAACATTACTATTAGTGTTAATGAAGTTCCAGTTACTAAAAATAGCGCACAGGATATAAAAATTGTAGAACTCACTAAGTTTTCAAATAATATTATTAAAAAATTGACTGCTGGCGATCCACTAATCAAAGAAAATGAAGAAGATGTAAGCAAAGCAAAAGAAGAAGAAGATGAAGAAGAAGATGAAGAAGAAGAAGAAGAAGATGAAGAAGAGGAAGAGGTAAGCAAAGCAAAAGAAGAAGAGGTAAGCAAAGCAAAAGAAGAAGAGGTAAACAAAGTAAAAGATGAAGAAGATGATGAAGAAGAAGATGAAGAAGAAGAAGAAGATGAAGAAGAAGAAGAAGATGAAGAAGAAGAAGAAGAAGATGAAGAAGAAGAAGATGATGAAGAAGAAGAAGAAGAAGATGATGAAGTAAATGAAGTAAATGAAGTAAATGAAGTAAATGAAGTAAATGAAGCAAAAGAAGAAGAAGAAGAAGAAGAGGAAGATGAAGATGAAGAGGAAGAAGAACTAACTTCTATTACTATTGAAGGTAAAAATTACTACATATGCGAATTAAGCAATTCTATTTATGAATGCTTACCAAATGAAGATATTGGAAAATGTCTTGGAAAATTAGTAAATGGAAAACTTCGTCTGGAAAAATAGTTAATTAAAAGATTCATCAAAAATAATTTCATCATTATCTTCAATAATTTTACATGAATTGTTTATTTTATAATTATTATATTGCTCAATTAGTTTCATAAATCTACTATAAACCAATTTGGCATAAAATTCGTTAGTATTATTAATTATAAAAATATGTAATAATAATGTTTTTTTATTAGTGCAATACAATTGAGTATTATTAAATATAAAATTAAAATTATTATATTCACTACTATATTTAGTTAAAATCTTGGTAAAAATTATATTCTCTTGACCTATATTTTTTAACAAACTATTTTGCCATAAAATAAAATTATTATAAAATATTTTAATAATATAAGTAATATCATTTAATTGCCATATTTGGTACAAAAAAATATTCTTGTCTATACAGTCACAGAAAATAAAATTTTCCAAAATCTTCTTATATATTTTCAATTCATTATGAGTTAAATTATTACTAAATAATTTTATAATATTTTCATGTAGCAATAAACTTAGACTTGTTCTGTCAGAATAATTAATAATATCTAAATTTTGCAAATTATACTTGTAATGTAATAAATTTTTAGTTAATATTTTAATGTTATTATTAATATTAATATTACTATTATTGTTATTAGTATTAGTATTATTATTGAATTTTAATTCTATTAGATTATTATTATAAAAGTAATCTATATTTAAAATTTTATAAAATTTATAATCCAAATAGTTAATTATATTGTTAATAATTAGTGTATTATTTTCAAAATCCAATATTTTGGGATATAACTTATATATAATATTTTTTAACTGTGAATTTGAAGGAGGATTTATTTTTAAACAATATGATAATTTAGATAATTCTGTAAATTTTTTCTCTTCATGCAAGGTATTTATAAATATAAAGGGTATAAATTTATGAATTTTATTTTTTTTCAATATTTTTATTAAGTTATTAAAATAACTCTTATCATTATATAAATAATAATTAATATTATCCATTATTAATGCATTTTTTTGAATATTATTGAAAAACATAGAATATACATCTTTATTATCAGTTATATTTATTAATTCCTCTAAAGTTAACTGATTATTATTGCAATCAATATAATTAACGTTGTATTTTAATGATTGCAATATATTTCTAATAATAGTTGTTTTTCCTATTCCATTTTCACCATAAACATATAAATATTTTGATGAATTATTTTTTTCTAAATTATTAATATATTTTTCAACATTATTAGTAATATAATTTATGTCATCAGAATTATAATAATTTATAATGTCCATCTAATATTTTTGTTTACATTATTTTTATGTGATTTTTTTATTAAATGACTTAAATTATATTTATTTATAATATTAATAATTTCATTTTTATTATTACAATAATAGTAAAAAAAATCTACCAAATTACAAAATACAATATTTTTATACACAAATTTTTTACAATAATATTTAATATTATTATTAGTATTATTAGTTATGTAAAGAGTTAGAATAATTTTGCTAAAATATATTAAATCACTGCTCAATATATAATAATAATAACCATAATTATTAAAATTATTAATTTTTAAATTAATATTACTGCCAATTTTACTATTATGAATACAATAAAAACGATAACAATAATATTTAGTAAAATAATATTTATTCAAGAAATACTTGTAGCTAGGTGCTATTTGTTCCCATATTAAATTTAATATGTCATTTGGTATTAAATTTAATAACGCATTAGTCATCTATAAATATAAAATATAAAAATATAAAATATAAAAATATAAAATAATTTGCAAAATGCTAATATATTATAACTTAATAGCGTCGCAATCTTAAATAACCACATAGATCACAATAAACTTCTGATAAATTAAATAACGGGTTAGCAGATAGTTCTATTAACGAATATGGTGATACATTTATTACTGATATATCTGTAATGTAAAGGTGCGGCGTTTTAATAGAATAAGTTTGAATACTAATATCGGCATAAGAAGTATTATTTATAATATGAATACTACAAGATGGATCAATTGTATTAATACCTATTCTATTATTAGATGTATCAATGCATATTAAATTACTACTATCAATAGTAGTAGCACTATTATTAATATCAATAGAAGAAAATGTTCCTATTAATGTATTAATACTCATAATTTAAATATATATACATACATATTATTTTTATATTAAAAAATGTAAAAATACTATTATAAAGAATAACTTATAACTATAAAAACTATAAATCTTATATGCAATATACACTATTATTTAAATATTATAAAAACTATATACATTAACGCTTCCAGTTGCAGTTTCGTTAGTAATACTACTAGTCACACCCAAGACATACAAAGTTTCATATTCTTGTGGATTGGCATATATAGTTGTACCACTTGTTGTAATAGGACTTATATTAATTTTTGCTGTTCCTCCGCTAAAATATGCGGTTATAGCAACAGATTGTCCGTATTCAATATTAATGAAGTTATAATCACTATTTGCTATAATTTGAGCAGTTACTGCTATTACTACTATTTAACCACATTTATAGTAACAGTTGCTTGTACTTGTATGTTACTATCACTAGTCACAGTTAATGTATATGTAGTAGGATTTTCAACATAATAACTTGGAAAGAACAGATAACTTTGGCCTGTTGTAACATTAGTATAATCCCCGGTTTCGGGGTCATAAATAATTCCTGTTCCGCCAGTAAACACTGGCGTTAGATAAACTGAATCTCCTGAATTTTCATCAATTGAAGTAGGTGATGCTGTAAAGCTAGTGATACTTAGCACTGGTCCCGAAGTATATTGATCTTTTATAATATATACTAATACGTAAAATGGAGGCATATTATTGTGGGATTGATTACCACCAGTGTGCGTGGTAGCAGCGCTTTCTAGTGAGCGCCATACATTTTGATTCCGATTACCAAAGTCACCGGGTGGCCATGCGGAGCTTGCTACTGCATAATTATGTGAGTGAGACGGCATTTGCAACTCTGTCAAAGTATGATTTTGTGAGCCGCTCTTGTCTTTCCAATTTCTATTTACAAAGTTTTCATTGTTACTATCCTGTCCTGCTCCTTGTCCTGCTCCTAATATAAATCTGCCGCGTAAATCAGGTCGCCCATTAGCACCATCACAAAGTGACCAACCTGCTGGAATAGTATTGTTCCAATTCCCATTGGTTAAATAAACCCCACTGGGATGCCAAGCAATTACTGTTCCTTCTGGAATAATAAAGTGTAGTAACTCCTGTAACTTTTCGTATATATTATAACTAGTACCAGAAGGAGGATTTACATTTAAGTATTTAAAAGTAAATGTATCATCTAGATTTATGTTATTAGCACTAATAGTATTACTAGCAATCATATTACCATTAATACTAACTGCACTAACAGCACCGGTACCTGCATCAGTTCGACCGAGAACTGTATTTGTATTTATATCTTGTAATTTTGAATGACTTATAGTATTAGTATCAATCATAGCATCAGCAATCTTACGTGCAGTAACAGCGCCATTTGAATCTGCAGCGAGAACTGTATCTACAGTTATAGTTTGTAATTTTGAATGACTTATAGTATTAGTATCAATCATAGCATCAGCAATCTTACGTGCAGTAACAGCGCCATTTGAATCTGCAGCGAGAACTGTATCTACAGTTATAGCTGCTAATTTTGAAAGACTTATTCCGGCATTACTAGCAATCATATCATTAACAATAGTAACTGCACTAACAGCACCGGTACCAGTAGTTCTACCAAGAATTGTATTTGCACCTATAGTTTGTAATTTTGAAAGACTTATTCCGGCACTCTCAGAAATCA